TGTCGGTATTATAATAAAAACCAAATTCTACAATATCGCGCACAGCATCATCATATCCTTTGGTTAGTAACTTTCTTACTCTCCAATCATCTGTTTTATAGTAAAAAATAGATGCTATTATTATACCTATCCAAAAGCATATAAATGCAAACATTATTATTCATCTCCTTTTAAATAGTAGTGTGGTACTCTTACTGTTAATAGAGCGGCCCATACTAATCCTTGCATAAAAGCTTGTTTATCATCAGTAAATTTCATAGAGTTATAATGTTGGTTAAATTCATCACTACTAATATATTCTAGAATATAATTCTGAAATTCCTCGCTATCCATTAAAACTTTTTCTATCATTTTATTTTTACTCTCCTTTTATATAACTTCCAGAATATATCTGAACCTCGGTCGGTAGGCGAATCTTTCATATCTAATAAATTTTCTCTATCATATATAAAAGAAAAATCAGCGTAAGTTGAATATTTTTTTCCCATTTGATATAGCTTATTAAAATATTCTTCGCTACCTGGTTTCTCTTCCTTATCAAAACAAATTACGACCTCGCGCGGGCGTGCGGTTTGCATTAACAGTTTCAATGCGTGTTTATTAAATTGACTCCCGCATACTGCAACCGCACAATTTGCAAAATCAAAACCTTCAAATTGTAATACTGATTTCTCAGCTTCAAAAACAAAACAAGTACCAACTCGTTTAATATTATCTTTCGTCCAATTTAATCCATACAAATTCAATGAAAGTGGATGGCTATACCATTTACCTTCTATTTGTACTGGCATATACTTTCCTATATTCTCAATTTCCCATTCGTTTAACGCACGGCCGCGGATGCCTATGAGTTCTCCCTTTGGATTGTAATGTGGTATTATAATTTTATTCTGTGATGGAGAATAGCGTATATTAAATTTATCCATGCTTTCTTTAGTGATTCCATCATTTAACCACTCCGTAGGATAAAACTTTATAAAACAATCAATTAGTCCATTTGGATAGGTTGGAAGTTCAATTCGTTCCGGTGCTTTGTAAGTATCTCGAACTCGTTGATATTTCTTCGGCGCGAAGCCAAAATTTGGATTAAAGTTGCTGCAATTAAGTATTACTTTATATATATCTTCATACCAATCATATTCATATCCATGTGATTCGTAATAATGTTTTAAAAAGGAAAATATATTCATATTTCCGCATTCTGTAAAACAAGTAAATAGGTGACTATTAAAATAATAATATAGTTTTAAACTACCGCCTTCTTCATTATGGCATATTGTATTTGTAATTAAATGCCCCGGCTTTTCTATTACTTGTTCTGCTCCGAGGGTATATAATAGTTCTTTTATTTTTTCTGGTTCTAATTCTTCAACAATACTCTTATAATCAATCAACTACTTCACCATCATTTAACCTTTCTAGTATAACTTTTAAATGCTCATCTTCATGTTCATCCCAACTTTTGATTTTATATTCTTCTCTTTCATAAAAATCATTTATTGGTTCTAGTCTTGAGTCGGTGATGAATAAATCTTTCTTCCTCAAAGTTCCTAAATTCATGGTTGACCAAATGCGAACTTGTGTCCATTCACCACTTCTAACTTTAAAAATATCGGTAACTAAATTAGGTTTTTTATCTGGTCTGTTCTCATAAAAAGGCTCCAATAGTTCAAGTTCTTCTTTTGTAGGACGCGCCATTATTGCGCCATTATCAGCTTTATTAATTGTGCTTCGGCCGCCTGCGAGAGAACCTTCGTTTCGTATATCTTTATTATCATCACCTTTCGCATTAAGCTGGGTCGAACTAAACATTGCTACATTTAACTCAACAGCTAAATCTTTTAATGCTGTTGCAAACATTAATAACACTTCATCATTTCTTAAAGCAAATCCTTTAAATTCATTTAGTAATGATGGCCCAATAAAGATATAATCATAAAATACATATCCTATATCATGTATAATACAATTTTCTCTAACAATTGTTTTAACCGATTCAATTGTTGGATTCGGCATCTTAACTAATATTAAATTTTCACTATACTTTTTCATCAATGCTATAGCTTGAGTTATAACAGCATTTTCTCTATCACTAAAATCTGCATATTTAAATCTTGTCGCATTGATATCGGTTAAATAAGCCAATATCATTGTTCTAACTTCTTTAAAACGTTGCTCAGTGACAATAAATAATACTCTTTCACTGCTACCTTCTTGTTCCCATTCACAAGTCATCGCATTATATCTAAATGGATATGCTAAATAACAAGCATCAGCTACTGCATTTCTTGTCTTTCCAACACCACTGGCCGCGCTTCTAATTGTAAGCGTACCTTTTTTAGCTCCGTCAAGAACTTGATTATAAATATTTCCTTGAATCGGCATACCAATCTCATATGCTGCACCAAATTCATTGATAAGCTGCTCCATACCCTCCGCGGCAGTTTCAATTTCGATTTCATCGGTTGTTTCATATTTTGCTTCTACTCCTAATAACTTTTTTCTTACTGCATCAGTTATTAGTTTTGGACTCAGCATATTAAAAGCATTATTAATTTCTTCTGCTTTCGGGTTGGTTAAATCTTCACAATAAAATTCACTCGTATCAAAACCAGACTTTTTTAAATCTTTTAATAGATTGAACATTTTAAATCTATTATAATAAAAACCAAAATTATCTAATTCTGATAATTCAATTGTATCTTGTAAGTATTCAATACCATTCTTATCTTTAAAAGTTTTAGCTGTAACTGGATTGCTTTCAAGAAAGTTTTCTATATCAATTGGTTGAATTTTTGTAGCACCATTTCTATATAACCCTTCAACAGCCATAAAAATTGAACGCTCAAATCGTGAAGGAAAGTCAGTGAGTACAAAGGAGTATTTATCTATTTCACTTAATAATTGTGGTCTTTTCATAAGACAACCAATTATTTGTTGGGTATCTCTTTTATCAATCATCTTCGTCCTCTAAATCGTCTAATATACTAAAATCAACTTCGAATTTGCGCGGCGCTCCGGTTTTGCGAACTATTGTCTGTTTACGCTCTGCGGCCGCCCGCATTTGTCGTTCAATATTAGCCACAATACCTTCAGTTTTTCTTTCTTGTGTTACCCAATAAGTACAAGCTTCATTATATACAAATGGAACTATTCCAATACCACCATGGCCTTTATTCCAATCTCCATGTTTAATTTCATAAAAATACTTCAACGTAAAAAAGATGCCCTTGACCGTTTTTCCTTCCTTAACAAATTTATCAATTTGCGCCTTGCACATATGATAATCATAAGAAACTTTGAGGTCGCGCGCAATAAAGTCATATATAAACGCTCTATATTCTTCATCAGTTGCTGGAGTTGATTGTTTCCAATCATTATAACACTTTTTATGATAATACCAGTTCTTACTTGGCATTATCCAATCATCTTTTTCTTTGTCAATTTCGACTTTACAAACTCTACAGTGTGGCATTTAAAAACTCCTTTCTATTTTCTCTATTATAATTATACCACAATTTTGTAAAAAAGTCAAATTTAAAAAGCGTACCATCAGGTACGCTTTTCGTTTATTTTTCCATCATGTCCCTCATATCTAACAAGACTAAATTGAAAAGTTCTTTTTGGTCTTCTGTAATTTCTGAAAGCTTAATCTTTCTGCCAAAAATCATTTCAACTTTTTTGAGAATTCGATCTGCATTAGCTGGGTCTTTACTTACAAGATTTCCCCATAACTTTGCAGCTTCATCTCTAATTGCTTCAAAATTCAACTCTTCATGAACTGGGGTGTCTATTTTATCCACAACCGTAGCTCCATCTAGCTCTCGCTGTTTATCGATAGCTTCATTAATGGCATTTACCAATTCATCATATCCAAGCTTAATTTTTGAAGCTAAGTAAGGGAATCTACTACCCGCCATAACTGTTGGGGTTTGACGAGTATATAGATACCTCTGACTTCCACCTACTTCATCCCATTCAGTCGCAATATAACCAATTATATCGACGATTTGATTTACTACCTCGTAACAACGTTTTGGCATTGAAGGAGCAAGTATTTCAATTTCTGTATCATCTGCACTCTTCTCTTTACGAGTTTCAATGTGGGAAATAAGAACAAGTCCATATCCCATCATTGTGATTTGGCGCAAACAAGACTCAAACTCCTTTTTCGTAGCAGCATAACCACCACCCCAAGGAATTTCACTAATTGATTGAACAGCATTTTGCTGACAAATGTAATTTTCACACATTTCATAAGCAATTGTTGTTGTATCAATTGTAATTGTATGATATTGTTCTTGAACTTCTGGACGTTTCAGCTGGCGCAGAACTTGTTTAAATTCTGACCAGTTATTAATGTCTTGTACATAGATATTATCTATTGCATTATAACCTTTTTCAAAAGCTAACAATAGATTTTTAGGAAATTTGGAAGCCAAAGTGGTTTTACCCGTCTTTGGCTTTCCGTATATAAGAATATACTTTCCTTTAAGGTCACGCGAAATAACTGTAGGTTGAATACTTAATAAGTCAATCGCCATGATTTACCTCCTGGTTTAAAAACCAAGGTCAGCAAATCCAGAACCTGACTTCTGTGGAGGAGTCTGCTTTGATGCCATTCTTGACATATCTTTTTCTTTCTGACTCTCAAGTCTTGCCTTTCTTTCAGCAAGAGCTTCATCAAGGTCAGCTTTTGCATAAGCAAATTCGCCTTCAAATGGCTCCTGAGTTCCACCAGTTATAATAAGGTCACTCTTATTAATTGTTCTGATTCTTTCAATTGGCTCACCAAAGTCAACTTCTTCATATGTTACTTCTGTGGTTGAGCTAAAATCAAGTCTACCATTAGCCTTATAAGTATTACCAACTTCCCAGAATGTAGAGATTGCACTAATTACACCTTCACTTTCTGCATACATTGGAATTACATCTACCTTACCACCATACTGTGGAACAAGTGCTGTAATCTTATAACGACCTGTTGGTTCATCATTTCTAACTTCATCAGCTGCGCCACCTACTGCAAACTGAACCGCAAAAGTTGCTTCTGGCTTGCAATCAGCCTTAGTAATCTTATTAACAAATGAAGCATGGACTCTTGGGAAAGAAACCAAATGACCATCAGCTGCATAATACTCGTTCATACGAATATTTGCATTAGTAATACGAACTCTATCAGCCTTATCTTCATCACCTGTGGATGCAATTGAATTGAAAGTGTCTTTTACAGTCTTAATTGACTCATAAGCTGGATTAGGCTTACCCGCATTGGTAAGTTTTGCCGCGAACATATAAACTGGAATCATAAGTTCTTTTTCTTTTCCGCTAATCTTCTGAGTAACCTTAACTGTAATAGAACCACCCATAGCTTCAACTTCTCTTCCATTCTTCATAAATGGCTTTGAAGCAAGGTCGATTTCTGAAAGAATACCCTCTATTTTACATCTGTTTTCTGCTTGTTTCAACATTATTTTTATACCTCGTTTGTTCGTGTGTGTTTGTTAAATCGGATAAATAATAGAGTGGAGGGTTTTTAAGCCCTCCGCATATTTGTTTCTATTACTCAGCGTCTGGTGTCCAAGCCTTACCTTCATCAGTAAGAACAACATAAGTTACCGGCTTATCAGCACCTTCAACCTCAACCTTCTCTCTAATAACGAGTTCTTTCTTCTGAAGGTCAGTTACATTAGCTCCTGTGCTTCTGTCACTAGCTCTACCAAGTGCTGCGGTAATTTCTGGAATGGATACCTTTCCACCATTATCCTTTACATAGTTGAGTACTTCCATTGACTTTTCTGTAAGTTTTACTGCCATAGTTTTTAAATCTCCTTAAATAAATAAAATTTTAAAAGTTTGTTAATTTTTTATCAGAAAGTTTTCTCTTTAACTTTCTATAAATATTATAACATAATTTTTTAATAAAATCAAATTTTCATTTTCAAATTTTTAGAAAATTAGTAAACCAATAACTTTAGAATTGGATAGTTTAATTGATTTCGTTCCTTGTGCACCCTTTGTAAGAAGATTTACTTCATTAAGATTGATTTTTATTTGTGCATTTGACGATACAATTACTGTTTCCGTTTCATTTACTAGCGCGCCGAAGCCTATAAGGAGGTCATCATCATCATTAAGCTTATGTATTTTGCCGCCTTTAGTGCCACGACCAGTAACGTTAAAGTCTTTGATTGAAGTTCTTTTAATATAACCTTTTTCACTTATGGTTAAAAATTCTTTTGTATCAGCGGGTATTACTTGAGCGCAGACTAGATAATCGTCTTTATTCAACGTTATACCCTTCACTCCACGAGCCACACGTCCGATTGCGCGAATATCTTTGGTTTCGCACATTACGAACTGCCCGCGCGCAGTCAACATTCCTATTCGTTCTTCATTGAGGAATAGAATTGAGACAATTTCATCATTAGTATCGAGATTTAGTGCCTTAACTCCGCCTTTTCGTTTGATGTTGTATTCTGATAATTGTGATTTCTTTAAAATTCCATTTTTCGTCAGAAATATGATATAATTTTTCTGACGAGTTTTGTTTAAGAATACTAAGTTTTTGATTTGTTCATTTGGCCCAAGCTCTACTAATGATTCAATTGGTAGTACTGTTTCAAATTGTAAGGTTGAAGGACTGAGGTTGTAACAATTACCCTTGTTTGAAAACAAGAGAACCGTGTCAAGGTTTGTACCCGACGCAGTTGAAATTACATATTCACCCTTACTCATTTTGAACTTATTTCCTACACCACCGCGGCGCTGCGTGTAAAGTGTTGATACAGTCGTCACGTATATGTTATTTTGATTCGATAGGTTAATTAAAAGTTCATGTGTTTCTGTTGGTTCTTCATCTTCTTTTGAAATATTTAAAATTTGAGTTCTGCGAGAGTCGCCATATTTGTTGGCTACTTCATGCCAACCTTTAATGAGTTCATTATTGAATAATTCCTCATTTCTAATTATATTATATATGAAATTTCTTTCATTTTCAAGTTTTGTCTTTTCAGATTTTAATTTTTCTACTTCCAAGTGAGCCAACTTAGATAATTTCATATCGAGGATAGCTTTAGCTTGAACATCATCTAATTCATATTCTTTCACAAGACGCTGGCGCGCGATTGTAGATGAATCGGATGTTTTAATCAAGTGAACTATCTCATCAATATTGGCTAAACAAATTAATAGTCCTTCTATAATATGAAGACGCTCTTCAATTTTGCGTAGGTCAAATTCAAACCCTCTACGATAAACTTCTTTTTCATGGTCAATATGTGCTTGCAACATTTCTTTCCAAGTAAATGTTTTTGGAAAGCGTCCATGGTCAAGCATTGTGAAGTTGATACCGTAGTGAGATTGAAGTGAAGTATTCTTAAAGAGATATTTAAGAACTCTTGTTGGATTTGCTTTTTTGTTAAGATAAATTTTAATTAGTGGGGTTTCACCAGTGAGGTCGTTGAATCTATCAACACCTGGGTTTTCCTCGCTGTTAATAATTTCTTCTAGCTCGCCGCAGATTGTGTTGGTATAGACTGAATAAGGAATTTCTGTTACAATAAAACAGTTTTCCTTTTTGTCATAGTCTACAACACTTCTTAGCTTACAAGCGAACCCATTACCTTTTTTCATTGAGTTCTTTACATCATTCTCGTTAAGAAGTATTCCACCAGTTGCAAAGTCTGGTGCAATATAGATTTCATCAAAGCTACAATCTGGATGGAGCAGTAGATATTCAAGTACCTTATTCATTTCCTTTAAATTATATTGAGGAACCGAACAAGCCATTCCAATACCAATTCCCATTGTTCCATTACAAACATTAAAAAATCCTTTACTTGGAACTACAGCTGGATATTGCTGACTTTCATCAACACCATCACGCCATTCTTTGATTGTTTCTTTATCTATGTCTTTGAATATATATTCACCAAGAGCAGATAGCCTGCTCTTTGTATACCTCGCGGCTGCCCAATTTCCCGATGAAATCAATGAACCCGCATTACCTTTTACATCAATTAGTGGATAACGCATTGCAAAAGGCTGACCAGCGCGCATTATAATACCAAGACAAGAAGAGTCACCATGAATGTAGAAGGATTTCATAGCATCACCAATTGGACCAGTTGTAGGCTGGTGTGGTTTACTATGATAGTATTTGTTTTTGTACATACAATAAAGTATTTGACGTGCAGATGGTTTTAACCCATCACGCACATCAATAAGAGCACGGTTTTGTAGAACCGCGCCGCTGTATTGTATGAAAGATTCTTCTATAATCGGTTTTAAGTTACTCATCTACAAATTCTTCCTCATATTCATCCCACCAATGAACACCTATGTTTTCTTCTGAATATTCCATAAATGGCATATCATATTTACAAGTAAAAGGTTCATCTTCATTAGGGGTATAAACAAAATCACTATATTTTCTAGTATATGTGATTTCATTATCTTCACCTTGATAATGTTGAATTAACGTATATGTATAAAAATCATTAGTTAACAGCTCTGGTAAATGTTTTTCTACCCACTCTTTTGGTGCAGCAATGCAATAGTTCATAGACATATCTAATGGGCCGCAAACTACAACTAATTTGTTTTCTATGACCCAATCTTCATTACTAAAAAAACGTTCGTTGACAAGTTTACTATACTTATCTTCTAATGGATAATCTCTTCCACCAAACCAGTTATTAAAACTAAAATATACTATATCTTTCATTATTCTCTCACTTTCGAAAAATCCACTTTATCCATTATAAATTCTCTTCTTGGCTCGACATCTTCACCCATAAGCTGATACAACAAATCAATTGCGTCTTCATTCCACTCCATCACGTCCATACGCTGATGTTCTGGGTTAAACATTGAGTTTCTTGCTTGCTCTGCGTCTAATGCACCAAGACCTTTGTTTCTCTGAATATGACCTTTTATTTTGCCTCTAGCTTTATCCATTTCTTCCTCTGTAAAGTAATAAGTTTCTTTACCTCCACTTTCTACAATATAAAGTGGAGAACGAAGCCAACATAAGCGTCTCTCTCGTATAAAGTCGGGCGCGAGATATTGTAAGGCAGCCATTATCAAAAGACCTATATGGTAACCGTCTGAGTCAGCGTCTGTACAAATAGCAAGCTTTCCATATCGAAGTTTAGTTGGGTTGTATTTACCCGGAACTATGTTCATAGCACTAAGCAGAAGTTTAATTTCTTCATTGTTGAAGATTTTTTCTTCTGGGTTAGAAAGACAATTAATAATCTTTCCTCTCAATGCCATAATACCATATTTAGTATAATCTCTTCCCTGTGCGAGGCCGCCAAGAGCAGAATCACCTTCGGCAAGTAGGAGTATCGCATTTGGTCCAAGAAATTCTGCATCTTTTAGTTTATCCGACGCAAAAACCTTTTTCTTCTGATTCTTTTCAATTTCCTTTGATGCTTCAAGAACTTGCTTGCGCGCCCGCTCAGCTGCACGCTCAGCTTTTAATTCTTTAGTAAGCAACTCAATTATAGAATCAAATTCGCCAACATATCGGCGTGAAAAGTCATCAAGCATTTGACCAGTAGCTCGTTGTGCAAGTCCGCGCAACTCTGGATTGTTTACTTTTGTCTTAGTCTGATTCGCAAAAGAAGGATTTGGAACTTTACAATTTACAACATAAAATAATCCACTACGCGCGACCTCTGGACTAAACTCTCCTTTGAATTTCTTTTTGAAGAAATTTGTAATTGCAGTCTTAACACCAGTTAATGAAGTGCCACCCTCTACATTGGCAAGTCCATTAGTAAATACAAACCAATGTTCTTTTCGGTCAGCCGCCCACTGCATGGCAACTTCACATTCAATCCCATCTTCTTTAACTGAAATATAAAGTGGGGTTTTATGAATGGGTTTTTGAATTGAATCTTTTAAAAAATCTAATATTCCATTCTCAGACTTATAATTTATCAATTCATCTGTCTGTACATTATAAAGTCTAAATTCAACTCCTTTAGTTAAATAAGACCAATTACGACACATTTCTTTTAAATCATTAAAATCAATTTTAATTGGTTCAAGGTTGTAAACTTCTGGTGATGGTATAAAAGTTACAGTTGTTCCATGTTTTTTAGTTAAATTCTTCTTTATATAAAAATCAGTTTTAACCCCATCTTTTAATTCTAAAACCGCAACTTGCCCATCTCTCATAGAAGTTGCACAAAAATATGAAGCAGATAAGGCTACTCCTTTTGCTCCTATTCCATTCATTCCAGCCACATTTTGATAAATTTTTTCATCAAATTTACCACCCGTATGTGCCATTGTATAAATAGCTTCCATTGCTTCCGTTCCGTCCTCTCGAAGACCAAACGGAACGCCGCGAGCATTATCAGAGATAGTAACTTTATTACCATCAAGTTCAACGGAAATAGTATCACCAAACCCCATTGTCATTTCGTCTATTGAATTGGTAATAATTTCACGCACACACTGAAGCACGCCTTGGTTATCAGCACTTCCCATGTACATTGCAACACGTTCTCTTACAGCATCTCGGAAGCTTAACGTTTCTATATCTTTTGCTGTATATTCCATTTATTCCTCTATTGTATTTATATTATCCCATATAGCAGTACCATGAATATCAAAAGTGCAATTAAGCTCATCTTCGGTATAATCACCGTCTTCGTCTTCTTCAACGAGTAACTTTAAAGCAATATTGACTTCTTTAGGCAACCATATTGAATAACGCTTACCATTTTTATATAATACTTCTATTGATTCAATTTCTTTACTTCTATCAAATAGTTTCATTTGACTCCTTAATTGTAGTTCTTACGTTAATTGGGGCGATATACTCTGGGTTAACATTAGGTGGCACATATTTGTGCGCCGGCCGCCATCTCCAGCCATCTTTCCATATGAGGAAGTAAGTTTGTTGAAGACCATCATAAAAATTAACCGCAAGAACCGTATCTATCTCACCCGTATCTATACGTTTAGCTTTAAACATTAGCCGATTACCTCAAACTGGTCTACCCCTGGGATAAGGGCACAGCCGCCCCATGAACCATGGATTTGTCCTATATCATCAATTATTCTAACAACTCCTTCCGCGCCAGTATATTGTGGCTCCCCGTCCATATAAATAATTCTAATTTTATCTCCAACTTTTACATCCATTTTGTTTCTCCTTATAGAAACCACCATTTTCGTTCTTTGGCAAATTTTACCTGTGCTTTCATAAATCTTACATTTTCTTCCATTTGTTTAAGTAATTCGTCGAAGTGCGCGCGGTCAAAAGTAAAGGTTATAATTTCACCAGTTGACTTAGATACAAGTAATACATCATAGTATGATTCACCATCATAACCTATTCTCTCATCTGCGACTTCAAAATCAAAAAATTTAGAAACATCAATTAACATATTTTTCTCCTTTCTTATCTCTATATTATAATTATATCATATTTTAATAAAAAAGTCAAATTTACGCTCGGCCGCGAAAGTGCATATGAAATTGATTAAAAATTTACTTATATAGGGAATGATTTTATAGGAGGTAATATAATGACTAGAGAAGATATTATAAATTATGTATTAGAAAGCCCTAGTAATACAAATAAAGCTGTATTAAATTCAATGCTTAATACAGTAATTCAAAGTGAGTCTGAAGCTTCAGAAGAACCAACTAATATTATAATGCCTGCACA